TACAGTCTTCAATTGTTTTTGGGCGATATTTCTCAACCCAAATAAAGTTAGAACTCATAATCAAATCCACGAAGGTTTACGTTCTGGCATACGGAGATAGTTGTCCGCAACCCAGGGTTTGGAAGCAATATACATTTTGTATGCAGTGAATGTATCAATGCTTTCATCAAGTTTGTATTCGTCAGGCATAGCACGAACGAATGGAGTCACCTCAGTAATCTTTCCTTTGGGAAAAAGGTAGTATGCGGCAACAAGAGTATTGTAGCACGAATGTTGCTTACCATATCGCAGAGTGTACTCATCGCAAAGGTTCATCCCGTGCTTAATCAACCAGTAAGCATTGTCAATAGTCTTTGCTGCCCATTGAGTACATGGGTGATTGCGAAAGGCACCCTTCTCAGTTGCATAGGAGGTTCCGTCTGCTTTAGGAAGGGTGCCGTAGTTGTGATACCACTTGGATGCCACGATAGAAAGCATTTGACAACATTCAAGAGGCATCTTAACAATATGCTTGTCTGGAAGGCAAATTGCCGACTCAGCAGGAAATTCGTTCGTTACAAAGATGTTCATCAGAAACAGTACTTTTGAATTACATATTTTACTTTTTCTGGTTTATCTTCCATCCAATATGCTTCGTGTTCAATTCTTCTAGGGGCAGTAGAAGCACTTAAAGAATTTTTAATATCTTGAAGTTTATTGGATGGAAGAGGCATATCATTTAGTGATATGCCAAATGGTTTGTATCCATTACAAAAATGACCAACGTGAGTACCTTCATGATAAACAGTTTCATTAATATAAAATTTTGGATCAAATCCACTATATTTAATATTTTTGGTGCATATTATAAATTTTTTACCAAAGTCTGCATATCCAAAAAGATTTTTGTTACTCCTACAATGACCAACATTTTCACTAACAGAGTATTTTGCTTGATAAATTTGATTGAGAATGTCTTTTGCTTGTGGAGTAAGGTACAGAAGAAATTCCATCAACTAAAAGTAGAATCAGGTTCCAAAGCAACATAATACTGCAAATTGTACTTGGTGTTGCTGAACTGTGACAGAAGTTTTTCTGACACAACCACATCATAAGCACCAGGAATAATCTTGATGTTCTCAACCTTAAAGTTGAAGGTGAACTCCTTATCAGTCTCACCAACCACGATGGAATACTCATTGGAAGTATCGTTCTTCTTATCACGAACAACCAGTTTCACAACACCTGCCTCACCAACCGCAGAAAGATCAGGAAGTTGATACACTGCTGCTGCCTTAAGAAGTTTCTCCAGAGATGCGTGTTCTAGTTGAAAACAAACATCCGAAGAGGGGAGTTTGATTTCCTTCTCGGGAGGGGAGATGATTACATTAGGGTCAGCATAGAAATACTTGACACGACGCTTACCTTCGCGAATTGTGATGTAAGAATCATTAGTAAAATCCAGTTCAGGGTCTTGGTGAAGTCCAAGACCATTTAGAAACTGATTCAGGTCATAAATTGCAAAATTACGGGGAAACTCTTCGATAATATCTGCTTCAGCAAGAATATTCTTTGCTACAGAAATGGTACGGAGTTTAGTTCCTTGCTTCACCAGAATAGAATTATTGATTCCAGCAAAGTTCTTGAGAATGGTGAGAGTATTATCAGAAAGTTTCATAGTTTTGTTTTGGAGTTTCACTTGTTTTCAACGAGGTTGAGATGATTAATCAAAAGAATAGTATAGTGCAAAACTTTGAACAAGTCAGCACGAGGAGTTCCTTTACTATCATAACGATCAGCATACTTAGTAATGTTGCCAGCAAAGAAACCTTCACGACGATTGTGTTTGATTTTATCCTGTGTCTGTTCTGTTCCACCAGAACTCTTATCAAGATAATGCTGATTATAAGTGCCAGCAATATATTCTTCAAGTTGTTTCAGGATTTTGTCTTCGTTGTATTTCCAGAAACCATTAGTATTTGTGTTTTCAGTCATAGTAATAGTAAAATTTGAATCAATCATAAAGGGAAGGCACATTTTTTACCTTCCCCAATTATATCAGAAAGTAGCGGGTTGGTCAAGTTTACGAATAACACTTTTCAGTAAAAAGTTTTATTAGGGAATATACTCTACGGTCAGTTCAGGTTCGGATTTTTCTTCTTTAGGAAGTTCAAAATTAACATCAATTTTGTCGTAGAGTTCCATAAATGCTTGTTTAGTTTCATCATCAAACCGATTGATACAAACTTGAAGTGCTTTTGCTTTATCCTTAAAGATACTATAGGCACGGATAATATGCACCAGGCGGCGGGTGCTGATGATTTCCTCAATACCACCATCGTAAAACGTCTTACGGATCACATCTGACCAATCGCAAAGACGCTTGCAGAAGTCACGGTCTTCCATACCAAGATCCAAAGCAATACCCTCAAGAATCTTTTGCTCAGTAGCAGGAGCAGGATAGGACTGCTCCAGAGTCACAGGGAAACGCTCTAGGAACGCCTCGTTGAGCACGTTGGTGCCAATGAACCTACCGTCGTCAGAACCCTTGCCCTTGGTGTTTGCGGTGGCGAATACGTTGAATCCAGCAGCAGGTTTGACGAACTTACCGATTTTCTTGAGGAAGACACCCTTACCTTCCAGAACAGATTGAAGACACAGAATCTTGTTAGAAGCAAGGTCAATCTCATCCAACAGAAGGATTGCACCACGTTCCAGTGCCTCAATCACGGGACCATTGTGCCAGGCAGTTTCACCATTCACAAGACGGAAACCACCAATCAGGTCATCCTCATCAGTCTCAATGGTGATGTTGACACGAATCAGTTCACGCTTAAGTTGAGCACACGCTTGCTCAATACTGAACGTTTTACCATTACCCGAAAGACCCGTAATGAACGTCGGATAAAAAAGATTGGAAGAAATAATTTTTTTAATATCGTTAAAATTACCAAACTTGACGAAGGTATCATCTTTATCAGGAATAAGGTTTTGTTCGGCAGCAGGAAGAACTGCAGGAGCACTGAAAGATCGTTCAATCTCCTCAACACGTTCTTGAGTCACTTCCAGATTCCAACGACCACGATCAGTTTTAAAAGGTTCCAAACGACGAGTTACGGTTTGATAATTCATATTACGAGAAGCACAATAACCACGAATATCGCCAGCACTCAGATCAGAACCAAACAGAGATTGGAGATCAGCGATCAGTTGTTCGTCAGTCACAGAAATTTTACGAGGCATAATGTAGTTAGGCGGTTTTGTCTTGAACTCTCATAGTATAACAACAAAAAGGGGGCAGGTGAGTGCCCCTTGTGACAGTTTGGGAAGTGGTTCAGGCAACCAACTCAATAAACTCACCAAGAACCCGTTTGTTCATTTTTTTGGATTTAAGACTCTTCACAAAGGCATTCTTGATTTGAGTCTTATTTGCATCTTCGGCAACCTCAAATTCACTATCAGAAGACAGTGCAGATCCAGAAAGTCCAAAGTAAGTATGATATCCAGAACTCTTAATGGAGAAGGACTTTTCTTTCTTCCAAGAATTCATTACCTTATCATACTCATCCCCATAATATCCACAATAACGGCGAATAAAGGAACCAGCATCACGGGACTCAAGAACACGAATACCAATAAAGTTCACAGTAGAAAACTTATCACGAAGATTGTGAAGAAGAACATCGGTGAATGTCCACCAATCATCACCAAATGAATATGTGTTTCCAGTCTTACGATCACGCAAAAAGGAATTAGGTCCAATGTGTAATACACCCATATAAGGACCATCCTCCCACTTACGGTGAAACTCACGATGATATTTTAGGGGTGCTGCTTCCCCATCAGTCAAAATCACACACTGAACCTTTTGAAGTTTATTCTCTTTCTGGAATTTAGGAAGAATCTGGTGAAGAGCAATCATAGTCTCATTCAGAGGAGTTCCAGAAAGATTGAGACCAGTAGGAATACTATATCGGGCATAATATCCAGTCAAAAATGCCTTTGCAAGACGAAAGATGTTTTTCATCTGATCATCAAGAGTTTTACCATTCACCTTGCTGGTAAGAAGATTCATCAAAGAGAACCAATCACCAACTTGAACCAAACCATCACGCTTCTGATAGGAAGATTGGCGAAGAGTTGCCTTACCATTCTCATCATAGGATGCAACAGGATAATCATTCGTAAAGGCATAAACTTCAAAAGGAATGGATACTTTTTTACAGAACCAAACAAGATTGAAAAGTTGCTTTACAGTATCTAGCATCACATTCCCCATAGATCCAGACCAATCCAGAATAAACACAAGACCATGATTCTTACCGTTTGCAAGAGTTGTAACTTTCCTAAACAGGTCTTCATTATATTTGTAAGTATGAAGTTTGGTGCAGTCCAAAACACCAGTGCGAGAAGTTGTAGCACGAGCATATGAATCTGCTGCTTTACGGCACTCAAACTCTTTGACTAGATAGTTGACTTCCTTCTGTGCGGAACGCTTGAACTCTACAAACTCTTTATCAACTTCACCAAAAACCTCTTCGTAAGAATAACCT